AATCAACTTAGCCTCAATAGCCCTTTGTCGCATAGAGCTTTCAAAGTCGAGTCCTCTTTCCGAGTAAATTTGAGAAGCGGTCATTAGGCCCGATCGAAATTCTGCTAAATTGGCTTGGCTCTCTCTACCTAAATCTATGGAGACATTCGCACCGAAATTGAAAATACCCCTAGTCGTTCTGCTCCCAACATTCTTCTCGATCAATCCCCTTGCAACTCCATCGGCAATAACGATGTTCTTAATCGGGCGAAGCACCTTATCATCTAGGAGCTTCTGGTATCTGCGGAAGGTTCGCCCTGCTTGTTGCATCTCAAGGCGGGCTGTCGGGCCACTCATAGCGGAAGGGTCTACGGCGAAGCTATAAGGGATTCCGACACCCATACAAATATTCCTCAAAAGAATCTTGTGGAACTCTGCAAACGCACCAGAGGGACGGTTCGGCCCATCTGGGAAAACAATATCTTCACCCGGTTCTAGGTATGAGATTTTTCCAGACTCAATCGCTTCTAGCTTAATTGCACTTCCATTGATGTCTTGATCGTTTGTGAGATTTGAGAGATCGGAGGCATTGTTATTGTTTCGCTTTATGATCGCACTTTGACTAGAAGCAACCTTGGCCGACATCTTCTCGAAGCCCACGATTTCGTGAATATCCGTTGCGTCATTGATTGCAGTATGGAAAGCGGAGATTCCTCGGTACTGGTCAATGCGGAGTGGGTCGAACAAATGAAAACCTTGGCTAGATGGTATGGTGGTTTGGTAAGAATACATATCCCCAATGGTTCGGCTATAAATATCGTAGGCTGTGGGAGAACCAGTTGATTGATCGATATGGATTCCACCAATTAACTCAGAGCTAGTATAAACTTTGAGTGGGTCTCCAAGTCTATCTCCCTCAATGCCTTGTATTTTTAGATTGCCATCCTTATCTCGAACTAAAACGAAAAGGAAGTCACCATCTCGCAACATCGACATCATCGCCACCTGCATAAGTGTTGAGCCAGTATGCCTTGTCGAGATATCGCATTTATCGAACCATTCTGCCCAATATGCTTCAACCTCTGTATTTACTTCGGGATTCTCGGTTCTGGCTTGGTAGGAAATGTTTGCGGCGGTGTGGCTGGCGAACTTCATTAGGATGGAGCGAACAAGGCCGACATTCTCTGCCAAGTCCCTAGCTCTCTTCATCAACTCCACTCGGTCATAGTTGGAACGATAATCTTCTGCACCCGATAACTGGCTCGGCCCTTTGCGTTGCCTTGAATACTTTACCGCATCATACTCGAAGTTCTTAATCCTTTGACGAGCAACAAGCCTATCAACTGCCCCTTGTGGATTAACAAAGGCAATCGCCTTGTCGATCAGATTGAGAGAGGCTTTTTTCACGAGCCAAAGTTTGCGTATGTTGTGCGAACCCTAGTGCCAGTCGCTTGTTGAATAGCCAAGGTCAATTCTGCAATCGTATCTCGAACCTCGCCTAAATTAGCCCTAGAAAAAGAGCGTCCAGCGATGGAATAGCTAGAACCCGCCACCGCAATCGCTTCCAAACAAGTGATATATTTATCACGCAGAGAAGTTAGGGTGGTCAAAGGTAGCCCGATAAAGTCACCCTTCGCCATTCTCAACCTCCTCTGTCAAATTTGCGGGAGAGACTTTTAACCTTCCGTGAAGTGCCGCACCCACGATATTCATACACTCGCAATCTAGTAAATGGTTCTGCTTGCCAATCTGTTTCCATACCAGACGCTCCCGCCCAGTCATCGGATTTTTAACCCTAACCTTAACTTCGGATTCAATGTGAACCTTCCAGACATCGGGAGTATCCAAGGCAATAAATCCCTCCTCTTTCAAAAGCTGGGAAAGGATGTCTTTAATGGATGGATTAGACCAACGCCAGACTGGGCAGAGCTTCCACTTCCATCCTAGTTTGCTCTGAATGGCCTTCCCGCTGAATGGGTCGCCATTGGCAATCCTTGAGTATGGACGTTGAACCTTTTGCTCATTCACAATCTCGGAGAAGCTAGAACGATCTGAACCTACTAGAGCAATAAACCCCCATTTACAGCAGTGAAGATATACGTCTCTGGTCTGATCGCCTGAATCGATTAGACAACACTTTGGCTCGACATTAAACTCTTCTTGCTTGGCTTTTATGTCGCCCCAAGTTTCCAGTCTACCAGCCCAAACCAACCTAGACTTTCCCTCCAAGTCCCAAGCCCTAACCACACACCAAGCGTGGAAACCTCCAGCTTCCTGAATGTCGCAAGACATCACCAGCTTGTCGCCCATACGAACCTCTCCCATCTTGTACGCACCCGGAACGATTTCCATTTTTTCTGATTCGTGTTCCATCCAAGGCTCTGCTAGGACTCGGTTCACAAAGTCTTGTAGGCCGATGATTCCGCTATATTTGTCTTGCAGAAATTTGACCGCTAGTGAGCCAAACGAAACCCAAGGGGCATAGAGGCCGTTCAAATGATACGAGCGTCTGGCTGGTTCGCCCTTGGGATTGGTTGCCCTCCACTCGCCCTCTCTCAACATCTTGGTTTTCTGGCCGTCTGTAATCTTGCCCTTGCATCCCTCGCACTCATAATAGGTTGAGGATTTGACCAGCTTAAAATCATAAACTCCATCTTCGATCTTGGCTGACTCGTCCCACTTCACCTGTCCCCAGATTAGCTTCTGCTTCAATCCACAATGAGGACAAGGCACAAAATAAAAACGCATATCTCCTTTTTGCCATTCAGCCCAAATAATTGAATCTGCGGTTGTGGGTGTGCTGGTCGCTATGATGAGATGATTGGGGTAGGTGCTGACTCGTGCCTCTGCTAATTGAACTGGGTTAGCCTCTCGCCCCGACCCCGCTTGTTCTGGGAACTTGTCCACCTCATCCATACAAAGCAAAGCAATCGAGCGACTAGAAAGAGCCGAAGGGCTAGTCCCAGCCCACCAGACCGAGCATCGCTTAAAATGTTGCTCTAGGATTTTTATTTTGTCGGTGTTGTCGGGCTTCTCTTTGGCTAGGGCTGGGCAATCGTCAATCATAGGAAGCCAGCGAGTTTCTGTGAATGATCTAGCCAAATGCTCGCTAGGCATCACCCACAAGGCGGGGCAAGGTCGCTCCGCTATTCGATACGCTAGGCCAGCTAGAATCGTTGTGGTCTTACTTGTTTGTGCCCCCCATACAAGCACCACCCTACGAATCGAATCATCGCCAAAAGCCTCTAGGGGTTCACGGACATAGGGCGTGAGGTTTGTCGAGTACGCACCGGGTATGTTCGTTACCCTGGCTGAAAGGGTTAGGTTTTTCTCTGCCCACTCTGGAATCGAAAGTTGTTCCCTTGGCTCAAATAAAAGACGAGCGAAGTTCTTGGCCTCATCAATCTGGTTCATATCGCAAGAGTGAGTTGGTTCTCATACTTTTTGGAATATGAATCGCCACCATTAGAATAGTCCTCCCAAGGTATAAACTTGTAGTATCTACGGATCACCCACCTTTGGAATTTCTTTAGCTCTGGGTTGTCGTTATTATACACCATTGGGTAGGGCAATAATCCCATTTTATCCATTGTCTCGAATCTGTAATAAATGTCCTCAAATTTCTCACCCGGCCAATATCCACAAAGAAAATAAACCATAATATGTTGTGGCTTTATCCCAGCACCCATAAGCGTATTTATCCCACGCAAAAATATGGCCTCATCTTTTCTGTTGTCCCAAGCCGTGTAGATTCTTTTGCTCTTAAACTGGTCATCCCTATATTTTATCTTCGCCAATTCATTCGCACCCTCCTTGTGAATTAAGCGAACATTTATCCCTTGGTTGAATGAAACCTCAAAATCGTTTTCTAGAATCTCCTCTGTCTTTTGCTTCCAGCTTGGTTGCCCAAAAAAATCGTTGTCTAGTAATATAATTTGCTTGGGGTATGGCTCGCCCCTCCAAATTTGCTTTATTGATGAATTGTCCCTTATTCTCCCTTCTTTGGTTGGCACAACACAAAACGAGCATTTGAGGCGGCAACCTCTTTGGCTAAAGCCTATTGATTGCTTGAATGATGGATATATTGAATAATCGTATTCATCAAAATCTGTCCCAGTAATTTCCTCTATGGTCTGCACTTTACCCGACCCAGTTCCCCCAATGGTTGCGTTTGGGAAGTTTGCTAGAAACAAATCTCTTGCTGGCTTGCTCCAAGCAAAAATAGAACTTCCATACACTCTATCATAATCTCCCTCCCAAAGTTCTTTCTGTATTGATTTGCTGAAATATACTTGGTCGCCTTGTTTTTTATGCCAAGCAGACAACTTCATTAGGGCAAGATTTGGAAGTTTGCCGTCTAAATGAGTAATTCTTACTTTCATACAAAAGCTCAATTTGTTCTATGCTCAATAGCAAACTCCTCACCGGCTCGCATCATCCGTTCCGACATATCCACCGGTTCTTCAAGCCACCAATCGTCAATCGTGATACAGATGGTGTAGGTTTCTTCACCATAATAAAACTTATGCTTTGTGACTGTATTGTTGTTCATCTCTTAACCAGATAATCTTTTGCGTATGCCCAAGCTGGGTTCATATGGATTTGATGATGGCACTCGAAGCACACCGCCAAGAAGAACTCTACCTCGTTGAGCCTATCTCCGAACCTTCCTCGCCTATGATGAACTTGGCTCGCCATCTTGCATCGGCACACTTGGCATACTGGATTGTTGGTTAAGAACTTCTCTCGCACATCTTTATAGACTTCGTTCTGGCCTTTTCTCTTTGCAGATACTCGGCGTAGTTTCCCACCTCGCTTGAGTGGGGTTTTGCGTTTAAGTGGAGAGCGTTTCATCGGTCAAAGAATGGAAGCACTATCGCCAAGACGCACAAGGCACACAAGATGATTAAGAAGCACTCGTTCACTTAAATGCTCCCTCCCCCTTTTGTATTGTGATGAAGATTTGATTCACTCCGTCCTGAATAGCTTGCTTGGCACACTCTGGGTCGCTGGGGTTTGCTCTTGCCGCAAGGCTGGATGGCATCGCATCGAGTAAGGCTCTGATTCCTCCGTGCCACTTGGTTATCCACTCCTGCACCTCGTCCATCCGTAAAGTGACTCGATTCATTTCTTCCCAGCGGGCGTGTTCCATTTCGGCTTCTGCGACTCGCTTTTTTGCCTCGCCCCATCCTTGAACTGCCGCCCTCATAGCGACTGGGTTTTTTTCGTTGGCCGCCCTCTGAACTAATGAGTAGGCAACTACCTCGGCTCTCCTCGCTCGGTGTAATCGTCCAAGCGGATTTTCCAATTTGATCGACTCTGCATCCAAGTTCTCTGATGTCTCTGATAAGTTCGCTGATGCTGATAAGATCGGCCTCGCCCTGCTTGGATTCTTTTGATTGGCAATTTTCCAACGCTCTGCATCGACCACGCTTGTTAGGGGCATACCCGCTTTTACTAACTGGGAAATTGCTCCCTTTGTTAGCCCCCATTTGTCGCATAGCTCTTTTTGTCGAATCATTTCTCACAAGGGCTTCCCACAAGCCAAGCACTTCTCACCCATTCCCTCATCATCGCCCTCTGGCTTGGTCGCCTCCATCATCTCCGCAATCTCCGCTTCTCCAAAACCAGTAATATCTAAATCAATCTCCCCGGTATCCAAGTCCTCGAAGATGTCTTTGAGTGAAGGCATATCAAACTCTCCGCTCAATTTGTTCAGTGCGATGTTGGCGGCCTTCTCCTTATTTTCATCTAACCACACTGCCCACACCTCGACCTCTTCTTTGCCAAGTGCCGAATAGCACTTTAGCCTTTGGTGGCCTCCTACGATGTTTCCAGTTTTGGCGTTCCAAGTAATAGGTTGAAGATTCCCAAGTTCGCTCAAAGATTTTGTGAGCCTACCCAACGCATCGGAAGTGATGGTTCTAGGATTATATTTTGCGGGAGAAAGTTCGCTAATTTTCTTGGTTATTAAGCAAGGATAATTTTTTTCGTTCATAAAAGTTACGCAAGATTTGTTTTAAGTAAGTTGAGATAAAGGTTTTAGACTAAACTCGCACAGAAATTTTGCACTTCGGAACC